ATGAAGAAGACCTTTTGCCGCCCCATCAGCCTGACGGGCCTGAACGGCAAGCGAATCCGCGTGTCCGGATTCGAGCGAGGCAGCGCCCTATGCGCCCTCACCAGCAGCCAGCCAGTAAAGCTGGCCGCGCCCCAGCCCATCGTCGGGTACTGCCGCCACGCCGGCAACCTGCTGGTGTACGTGGCCGGCTCGATGCCCGCGCAGCTGCGCTCAGCCGTGCAGGAAGACTACACCCACGAGGAGGTGCTGCTGCTGCCACTGCCCGCCGGCATCCGCGAAATCGACCTGACGGACTGCCGCCGCGAGTTCCGGGTGATGGTGCCACCGCTTAGCCTAGCCGCCTGATGCTCACTATCCCGCCCCCTCCCGGCCCCGTGAACCCGGCCGAGCTGCCGGTCGCCGATGCCGTGCTCGATGCGGCCTGCATCGAGGTGCACGACCCCGCCCGCTACGACCAGCTCTACCAGGTGCTGGCCCCGCGCCACCCCAACCTGGCCGAAGAGCTTCACTTCCGCATGCGCACCGGCCCATTGGCCGGCGCCGCCACCATCATGGCAATAGCCAGCTAAGCCTATGCGCCCCGACGAACTCGCCACCAAAGCCGACCTGGAGCAGCTCTTCGCCCGCATGGCGCAGCTGCTGGCCACCCCGGCCGCGCCGGCCACCGGGCCCGACGAGTACCTCACGCTCGAGGAGGTGGCCACGGCCACCCGCGTGAGCACCCGGACGGTGAAAAAGTGGGTGCAGGAGGGCAAGGCCGACCGCCGGGGCAAGCTCGTGCAGCTCTTCGCGCTGGAGTTTTCGCCGGGTTTTCTGCGCATTCCCCGCGCTGCGCTGCTGGCCTACGGCGAGGGTATCGGCTTCACGATTCACGACTTGAAAGAGATGCCGCGCATGCGCGTGGCGTCCTAGAAAACACGCTTTTCTCTCACTCTTCCCGCTTTCCCCATGAGCAATATCGACACCCTTACCCCGGATGAATTTATGCGTCTCGAACCCGCCGACCACGCCCTCGCTATCCAGACCTACTCGCAGCGCCTGACCCAGCTGGAGCGGAAGCTGCGCCTGTTTCCCGATTCGGAAACGACGGAGATTCTGCTCGATGAAGCCCGCCGCAGTCAAAACCTGCGCAAAATCCACGTGCACGCCCTGCACGAGCAGTTGTGGGTTGAGGCCGAGGTAGTCGATGGTACCACCGCCGTAGCCGCCTGATGCCATGCAACAGCCAGTTCTCAACCTCTATACCTCCAACCCGGCCGACGCCGGGTTCCGGAGCCTGGCCACGCTGCTGGCCCAGGAGCAGCCCGTGCAGCTGCGCGACCTGAGTGAGCTGCCCGCTCCCGACACCATCCGCCGGCAGCGCCTGCGCACCGAGCGGGCCGCGCTGGCCCAAAAGCTGACTGCCGACCGCGACTTGGTGCGCCTGGCCCGCGCTCACGTGCGCCTGGCCCCCGAAGTGGCCGACATCAAGTACGACATGTCGCGCTACGAGCAGCGCATCGCCGAAATCGACCAGCAGCTGGCGCAGGAGGGAGGGCCGGCTGATGGCTAAGCAACATGATCAGCTCAGCTTCACGGTGGCCAGCGTCTGGGCCAGCACCAAGCCCGGCCAGACGCGCTTCCACTACTTCGATGGGGACGGCGGCACCCTCTGCTCTTACGAGCGCAAAGCCGGCTTGCTCACGCCCTGGGGCGATGCTAAGCGCGTACCGCCCGACGCCTGCTCCTCGTGCCTGCTACACTTTAAGAAGGGCCACCACCTGGCCGCCGCGCAGCCCGGCCCCGCCACGGAGCTTTCGCCCGAAACCCGGGTGCGCGTGATAAAAGGCGAGCTGAAAGGAGCCATCGGCCGCATTCAGCGCTACGACCCGCAGAGCCGGCTCTACTTCGTGGCCTTCACCAGCCGCACCACCAAGGAGTTCAAGCCGCTGGCCCCCACTGACCTAGAAGAAGCGCCGCTATGACAACGACCCCACGCCTCAACCGCATCATTGGCTTGCTGCTGCTGGCCCTGCTTACGCTACTCGTGCTCAAGCTCAACGGCCACACGCCGGTAGCCGGCTGGAGCTGGTGGTGGATCTGGCTGCCGCTCTGGGGGCCCTGGGCTTTAGTACTCGTGGCCGCCGCGCTGCTGCTGCTGGCCCGCAAAGCCACCCGCGCATGAGCTGCCGCCTCCACGCCCAGCGCGCCCACCCGGGCCGCCCGCCGCAGCCGGTTTCCCGGCCCTGGTAGCCGCATTAGGTGGCGCGGCTACCAGGGCCACCCGCTACGGCGCTTAGCATACCTCCTCGTGCCCGCATGGGCCGCTGTAACCCATGGCTGGGGAAAGCCTGAAGAGTGGCAGTGCCGGTCGTGAGGCCGGGCGAGGAGCGAATGCCGGCAGGATGCCGGCGCCGTGGCGGCGGCCTGATACAGGCTTCTGACCTCGCTTTACCCCAAAATTATTGGTTGCCGAAAAACGCGTTTTCCGGCTCGCTGGCAGCGCTTTGCCCATTTTTTACGAAATTTAAAATGTTTCCACAGCCTCTCTCTCTCCGTAAGGCCCGCCGCCACTGGCACGACTTCTACAACTTTCTTCTCAGCAAAAGCGAGACCAAGCAACTCACGCGGCTCATTAAGCGTGGCACCCGGGCTGGCACCCAGCAGGTGGTCTATGTGCCGCAGAAGCCCTTTTCTGCCAGCTGTAAGGATACGGGTGCGCTGTTGATCAAGCGCGCCTTGGATGCAGTTCACCAACTGCGTCAAGTACAATTCCTGCAGGAAGGCCACGAGGGGGGGCTATCGGAAGGGGTGGTAATAGAAGTTAACTGTGTTGAGCTAGGCAAGAAGCGTAGCCTCTCAGACCGGACCATGCGCACCCACATCGCCCAGCTGATGGATGCCGGCCTCATTATAGCGAAGTATTTCCACGGTTGGCGCCGGAATTTGGAGTTGGTAATCAGCAAAAAGTACCTGTTTGAAATGGTACAAAACACACAAAAAGGAGGACTAAATAACGGGGGTTCAGGTATATGCCAGCCCGTTTGTGTTTCTGATTACGGTACAAAACTTCCGCCTATACAGGCTCCAAATAGATTAATAAATACTACTCTAACTAACCAGGTGGAAAAGTGGAAAACACCGGAAAACCAGGAAAAAGAAATTAGTGCCCGGGCTGGCGGAGCGGACGCGGCGGGGGACGAAGCGGCGCCGAAAATGGGGAAACAAGGGGCTGGGGGGCGGCTGAAGGCACTTTTAGGGCCTAAGGCACCAGCGAAGATCATTCGTCAGCAGAGTGCTGTAGAAGCGCAAAAAGCCCGAATGCTGGCCCTGTTCAGCGAAGAGTTATTCACAAAAGCCTGCAGGATGCTGTATCCCCGCAAGCGCTTCACCGCCGAGCAGTACCAGCTGAGCCTAGACGCCATTGCCGCCGGCGTCTACCGGCACCTGGATACCACGCACCTCACGTTGCCCCAGTGGCAGCAGTACCACGCCGGCTGCCTGGAGCGCGTCCGGCTGGCCGGCAAGTGGTTTGCCCGCCACACGGATGCTGAAGTATCCTGGCCCTACGCGCTGTATACCAACGGCTTGGGTTATTTTGATGCTCACAACCCCAACGGCTTCATTCGTACCGAGCAATGGCTGGCCGAAAACGAGGTCAAGCAGCGGTATCGCCGGATCACAACTGCCCTACAGGCCGCAGAAACAGAGTTTTCGCAGTTCAAGCAGCTGCAACGGGGGCTGAAAATCTCCGCAACCAAACGCGTGAAGGAATTCACGGCCTGGGAGCTATACCGCTGGCATGAGAACCGGATTCGGTTGCTGGGACGGGAATCGGCGCTGAAGCGTTTCTACGAAATGGCGGGGCAGTCCCTGGCGACGAAAGCCGCTACAAGCTGACCGCGTCATGAATCTGAGCGAACACGACCAGGTAGTGGAGCTACACCAGGCTGAAGCCGATGCGCTCTGCCACGCGCTGCGCCTGTACCTCTACCGCCTCAATGTGGTGAGCGGCTACCGGCCCATCTACCGCCAGCAGCTGCTCAGCATCCGGCCCCTTACCCGCGTGCTCACCCGCCTGACCGGGCTACTGGCCGGCAACTGGCCCCGCGACCGGCTGCGGCGGCTGAAAGCCCGCAAGTGGCGGCTGCGCGTCGAGGAGCTCGTGCTGCTCAACCGGCTGATGGTGGACGAGGAGCTACACGCGGCCCAGGCTCAGCATCAGAACTATTTCAACTGCATTTACGGCCGTATCAATCAGAAGGCCCTCAACCTCAACCGCTTCTTCGAATTATGATTCGTTCCGCCAAATTATTCGAAACGGCTGGCCACCAACTGCTCATCTGCATCGCCGCATTCGACTGCCCTTGTACCAAACCCACATGCCCTGGTTCCGTGCTGGGGATAAGGCTGCAGACGGTCGGCCAATTTCCCAAAGGCGAAGCGCTGGTGCAGGCGGATTGTGAACTGCCGATTGACATCAGTGCCTGTGCTATAATAATAGAGACGCTCCAGCAGCGACACGCCAGGGAGTTACTTGAAATTGTGCAGAGCACGGGCTATGGAATGCGCATTGATAACGAAGCACGACAAGCAATTCTCGCGGTGCTTAAGAAAGCTGCGCTGGAGCAGGTATGAAACCACCCCCCACCCTGGGCGCCGGCCCCGGCAGCCGGCCGGCCCGGCCCCCAGTGGCGAACTATTACTGGAGCACCTGAGCGAGTTCGAGGGCTGGGCCGTGCTCGACACCCACGGCCGCCAGGTAAACCCGTTCACTCGCACGGCCCCGGCGCTGGCCTACTACCTGAGCCGGGAGCGGCTGGCCGGCCGCATCAGCAACCTCGAGCTGCTGCCGGCCAGGCTCCAGGAAATAGCCACCTCTAAAATCAACATACGATGAAGAATCCGTTCAACAAAGAAGACTATTCGGCCGACGCCCGCATTACGAGCGGTTCCGACCGCACAGAAATGGAGCAGGCCCTGCAAGAGCACGTGTATGGCCACCGGGTGGTTAATATCCAGATGACCCGCAAGGTTGATCCTGCTGCCTCGCTTGAGCATGGTCAGCTGGTAGAAGCAGTGGAGGTAAGTGTAACGATGGATAACGGCATCGTGCACGTCAGCCGGATAGTAGTCGAAGCACTGTCTATCCTGAGCCGGGGTGATGGTCTTGGCCGCGTAACGGAAAGCTGAGCCCATGCATCCCTTCTGCAAAGTATTCGATCTGCCCGATTCAGGAAGGGTGGGCAGCCCGGCAAGCCGCAATCGGCCAACCTAAGCCTCCTGTTTTCCTACTGCCCATTCTGCGGAGTAGCTTACGAGCAGGATGGATACGTGAAGACTCAACCAACACTCGATAAATAAGAGCGTATTTATTGCATAATCAAACGATTACCTCTAATTGAATCTTTGGCATATTGTTGGATATTAGCTAAATTGTTCCCTGCGAACACCCCCCTGATATCCCCTATATGACAACAGAATTACTATTTCTTGCCGCGGGGTCCAGGCCCGGCGGCAAGTCCTTTTGTGCGGGTGCTACGAGCGGTATTATTGACCTATTCTAAGCCCCAGCAATGCCGAAGACCCTCAATTTCCCGGTTAAACCGCATGTTCGTAAGTATCTGAACGGCCACTTAGGCCACGGTACCTACACGCTGAGCACCGCTGACCGTTTCGGTAAGCTGCTGTTCCACCTGCTGCGCCGCCAGTCGGCGGGCCGCCTGAGCCACGTGGGCAGCCGCCAGAATTGTACGCAGGTGCTGCTGCTGGACATGCAAAACTTTCCGGTGCATCAGTACGGGCTCACGGAGCTAACGGATTATAGCATCTATCATTTCAACGATTTCGTGGATGATACGATGCGCGAGGAGCTCTACGTGTGGGTGCGCAACTTTGTCAACACCCAGTGCACCATCAAGGAAGTCATCGTCGACTTCATGGGCGCCTATGACTTGCGCGAGGAGGACGTGCAGTACGAGACGTTGCGCAAGGCCGTGCAGCGCAACTGTGACTTGAAGGGGCTGAAAAAAAAGAAGCCGAAATCGGTAGTGAATATGTCCCGCAAAAGCGGCGAATTGTCCCGTAAAAGCGGCGAATTGTCGCGCAAAAGCGGCGGATTGTCCCGCGAGGCCCAGCACCGTGCTGTCCATGAGGAACTTATGAAATCCCCGGTGCAGCTCACCGACCTGATTCGCCAGCGCAATGGAGCTTCTGTATAGCAACCTGGTGCAGGAGTCGGGCTTCGACAACCTGGGCGGGGTAGAGTCGCTCTGGTACACGCCGGCCGCCAACCTGGTCAGCTTCCCGGCGTTGGGCCCGCTCACGCTCTCGAGCCTGGCGCTGCAGCCGGACACTTACTGGTACCGCATCCAATCGGTGCGCGGGTCGGTGCGCCATTCGCAGCCGTCGAAACCGCTGGGCCGGCACGGCGACGTGTTCAGCCAAAAGCTCGTGGGCTCCATAGCACGGCAGAGTGCCGCGCTGGCCACGGCGATGGAGTGGATGCTCGGGGGGCGCTTCGTAGTGCTCTACCGCGACCTGAACGGGGAGCTGTGGCTGGCTGGCACGCCCGATCAGCCGCTCGAGTGGAAGTACTCGGCCGACTCGGGCAGCGAAACCAGCCGCAATGGCTACGATTGGCAATTCGTGGGCGACACGGCCCGCCCGGCCCGCCCGTACCTGGCCGATGGCCCAGTGGCCCCGGCTCCAGCGACGGGGGACGTATTGCCCGGCGTGCCGGCCACTGGCGGTGGCGGGGTAAGCGACCACGAGCAGCTCAGCGGCCTGCAGGGCGGCAGTGCTACCCAGCACTGGCACGTCACGCGTGAAATGTTCGACTACTTGGTCGCGCAGCTCTTCCACGAACCCTCCTTCTCGATGCAGGTGGTGGCCACGCCGGCGGCGCGGCCTACTGGCTACTGGCGGCGCGGCTTCGATACCATCACGGCGCTCTCCATCACGCTCAGCGCCAACCGGGGCAGCGTGGGCGCGGTTACCAGCTCCACGCTCACCATTCCGCCCGCGGCCCCGGAGCCCTTCATGGGGCTGATGTCGCCCCGGCAGGTGGCCACGCAGTTGGTGGCCACTACAGCTGTGGCGTCGAGCGCCACGTTCGGCCCCTCGGCCAGCCGCAGCACCAACACCGTGCTGCAGGCCAGCCGCCCGCTGGAGTTTGTGTACGCCACGCTCTACGGCACGGCTCCGAATGGCCCGGTTGATCTGGCCGGCTTTACCATGCTGGTGGCTCCGTTCGGCGGCAGCCGCCAACTCACCTTCACCCAGGCCGCCGGGGAGCGGAACGTCATTTACGTGCCCGGCACCCAGCTGGCCACGGCCATCACCGACCAGAACGGGTTCGACGCGCTCAGCAGTTGGACCCAGCGCCGGCTGCAGCTCACGCAAGGCACCGATACGGCTGACTACGTCGAGCTGGTGCAAAACGATTATGCCACCGTGGCCAATACGGCCAGCTACACCCTCTCTTTCTAATGGCTGGCTATCCCCTCGCAAACGGCTTCAATGTTACCGTCCAGCAGCACCTGGATCGGGAGCGGTATCCAGTGGCCACCTTCAGCCTGCTTGACGCGCTGATTCCGCGCATTCTGCCGGGCCACGTGTGCTACGTGCAGGACGAGGATCAGCACTACAGCCTCACGCCGGGCCTGAACTGGCGGGCCTTGGGCAGTGGTGGGGGCAGCGCCCAGCCGGAAGGCCAAGTCACGGTGCTGGCCGACGTGGCCATCCTGGTGGGCCAGCTGGTGGCCCGGTCCGCAACCGGCATCTACCCTTACTCTGCTGCTAATCTGGCCCACCGCCACGCGCTGCTGGGCGTGGCCTTGAGCAGCGCCTCAGCCGGGACAGCAGTGCGCGTGCAGACGGAGGGCCTGGCCACCATCCCCGGCTGGGGTCTGGTCACGGGCACCACCTACCGCGCTGGCAACGGTGGCGCACTTGCCACCGCCAGTGCTGGCTTGGCCTTTTCGCAAATCATCGGGCGGGCCGTGACGGCCGACAGCCTGCTTTTCCAACCACAGTCCATCATCAAACTCAGCTAAATGAAGCTCCTGACCAACAACAACGGGGAAATTGAAGAAGTAGCCCCCATTACCCAGTCGACCGGCGCCTCGGATGCCAGCAAGGCCGTGCAGACGGATGCTTCCGGCAAGCTCGATGCCTCGTTGCTGCCCACCGGTATCGGAGCGGATGTAGTAGCCATCCAGGCCTCGGAGGCCCTGGCTGCCGGCGACCTGGTGAATATCTACAACAACGCCGGCATCCCATCGGTACGCAAGGCCATTGCCACCGGCCCCGGCACTAAAGCGCATGGCTATGTGATTGCCGGCGTTGCCTCCGGGGCCCTGGCCAACGTGTATTTCGACGACTCCAACAACCAGGTGTCGGGCCTGACGGCTGGGGAACAGTTCCTCTCGGCTACGCAGGCCGGTAAAACGACGGGAGCGGCCCCAACGGCTGCTGGCCAGATCGTGCAGAAGGTCGGCGTGGCTACATCCGCGACGACCCTGCACGTCAATGTCGGGCCCGCCATTAAGCTAGCGTAAGCGGTGGCGATGCTCCGGCCGCTAGTCCAGCTCGAGGGAGAGTTACAGGAGTTGCCCGCTGGCGGCGTCCTCAACGCCCTGGTGACTGCCGTGCGCCCCTGGACGGCGGGAGCGCAGGTGGCAGGCACACTGGTGGAATCGGCCGGGCTGGTTTACCTGACGACCACGGCCCGGGCAAACGGCGCGGTGCCACCCGGCTCCACCACCACGGCCACCTACCGGGCGCTGGAGCTGGAACCGTTCGCCGCTTCGGAGTTGCCGGCCGCCCACACTGCCGCCGCCGGCCTCACGCTGCGGCCGTTACTGGCCTACATCCTGCGACAGCTGCCCAGTGGCTCCACAACCACGCCACCACCAACTGCTGACCCTGGCGACTCCTACACCGAGACTGATTATACCGAACCCGAATACAGCGCCTAACCATGCCCTTAAACATCCTGCTCCATCTGCGCACTGCGCTCGGCCGCCGCCTCTCGCATGCCGAGGTCGATGCCAATTTTGCCAACCTGCGCGATGCCATTCAGCAACTGGAAAGCCAGCTTATGGGCGGCAGTACCACGCCCCCGGCCAGCAGCGTGAGCTGGAACGGCAAGCCGCTGCTGCTTGTGTTTGGCGGCGACTCTCGAAACGATGCTAGTTTCGGCCAATTCGGGGCACCGATTAACCGGGTGGCCACGGCATTAGGGGCTACCTATACCGGGGCTAACTTCACGTTCTCGGCTGCCAATTATGACCTGATTTGGACAGCGCGGGGGGGCAATACCGTAGCCGCGCAATTAGCCGCCGAGTTGCCCCCTATTGACGCCAAATATTGCGGGGGCATTCACCTGTTTGAAGGCGGCGTAAATAGCGTCCGCCAGAGCGACACGCCAACCGCCGCGACTGTCGGGGAGGAGGTCCGTCAGCAAATGGCAAAGGCCAAAGCAGCCGGGTACAAAACCGTGGTTTCGACTATTACGGATTGCGACCACGATTATCAGGCCCGCCGGCCAGCCGATGCGGGTTATGCGGGGCCGCAGGTGCAAGTACGGATTGATGCGGTAAACACGATTATCCGCGCCAACTGGCAGACGTGGGGCGTTGATGGTTTCGAGGATTTGTCCAGCCATCAGTATATCGACCCGATAGCTTACCCAAGTAGCTACGTGGACGGTATTCACCCTTCCGACATTGGTATTGGCTTCGAGGCGAAAAGCAAATACGACCGGATTCTCGCGCTCAATGCGCAGTATTTCGCCGTACCTGTTCCGGCCTACGAGTGGGTGCTGCCAATTCCGGCCGCAGCTACAGGGGGCAGCGGTGGAACGCCAGCCGTACCGGGGCAGGTAACGGGCCTCGCGCTGACCCCGTCCGATCAGGCACTAACGGCAGCTTGGAACGCGCCCGCTGCTAACGGCGCGGCCATTACCAACTACGCGGTGCAGTTACGCGATACCGGCCAAAACGGTAACGTGTTCGTGGCCGTCACCCGGTCAGCTTCCGCAACGGCCATCCAACTGCTAAGTGGCCTTGTAAACGGGCTAAACTACCAAGTGAAAGTAGCCGCTATTAACAGCGTAGGAACCGGCCCGTTTTCGGACGCAGCGACAGCCTCCCCGCGCCTCAACACCGGGCCGGGCATTGTGGGCAAGGACAGTGATCTACTTACCTACCTGCCAGAACGTAGCTTCTATGCTTTCGATGAGGTGGGCGGCGGCCGGGCCTACGTGTCAGGCGCTAGATACGGCGGGGTAAAAATTGGCTTCACCGGGACGCAGGTACGCGTTATTGTGCCGCTGTTTGGCTCGGGCGACGCCAAACATTGGCTGTTGGCCAACGGCGCCATAGCCGTCCAGAATATCGACGCCAACGGCCCCGAGGGCACCACCCGCACCTATCTAGCCACCTTCCCGACCGCTATAGACCGCGTGCTGCTCTACGAGCGGGAGGTGTACGATGCGAATTCGCGCTACTGGATGTTCCAGGCGTTCGAGGCGCTCGATGGTGGCTTCTACAAGGTGCCCGTCTAAGCCGGCATCCGCCTACCCCACGCCGGCAAGCGGGCGTGGGGTAGGCAGGGCGACCAAGGCAGACTCCAGTGGTGCTACCGGAGCAGCTTGCTCCGGTAGCACCACTGGAGTCTGCCATTCGTCTGCTGTGAGCGGGTAGGGTGGGGCCTGATTATCGCTGGTGTCTACAAGCAGATAGACTGCCTTTTTCAAGATACCGAGTAATTGTTTTTTCATAGATAGGTTTAATTTATTCGTTAAATACGATAATATATTAATGCCAAGCAAAGTTCATGCGCCGAAAATTTTTTCCGCTGTCAGCGGGCACCCTCGCGCCCTTGCAAACCTACATCAATACCACACTTCCACCGCCACTGCCACCAGGGCCCGCAGCCGTTCGTGCCTGATCTGGTACCAAGCCCTAACCGACGCAGAAGCGAAGCAATAGCTGGCCTATCTCGATACGCTGGCTTAGTCCGTCCGACCACTTCTATAGGCCCCCGACCCACTCGGTCGGGGGCTTTTTTGTGTCCTTTTGGCGCGGGGCTGAGGGCGGCAGTTTTGCATCGATCAATCTGAAATCGATGCTGGCACTTATCTCCCGTTTAGCTTCTTCGCCCTGGCTCATGTCCATGGAGCACGCGCAGCCCTATATGCTACCGCTGGCGGCCATGCTGCTCGGCGGCTCGGCTCAGGAGTCGGCCATCAACCTGGCCGAGCTGCGGGCTGAGGCTGCACCGAAGGATTTCACCGTGAGGCCTTCCAGCTTCGGGGCGGTGAGTTATGCCGCCCGCGGGGTGGCCGCCGATGGTAGTGGCACCGGTGCGGCTCGGATGAAACGATTATCCGGGTGCTGCGGGCCGAGGGGCCGCTGATGAAGGCCGACCAGTTTTGCGGGCCTTTGGGCCTGATGAGCCTGGCCGCCAGCCTCAACCGCGCCGCCCGCGACCCCGAAATAGGGGGCGTGGTGCTGCGCGTGGACTCGCCCGGGGGGCAGGTGTACGGCACCCAGAGCGTAGCCGACGGCATCCGCGCCTGCCAGGCCGCCGGCAAACCCGTCGTGGCCCTGTGCGACGACGGGCTCATGTGCTCGGCCGCCTACTGGATCGGCGCTACCTGCGACTCGATTATCGCCACCCACGAAACCTGCTGCATTGGCTCTATCGGCGTGATGGCCTCCTGGGCCGACGCCCAGCCCTACTTCGAGAAGATGGGCGTGAAGTTCCACGAGGTGTACGCTGAGCAGAGCAGCCAGAAAAACGCCGACTTCGCCGCTGCCGGCAAGGGCGACTACAAGCCCCTGCAGGCCCAGCTCACGGCCATTGCCGGGGGCTTTCTCAGCCACGTGCGCGAGAGCCGCGGCAGCCGCCTCAACGAGAAGCTCTTCACCCAATCGGGGGCCTCGGCGGGCAAAACCTTCTTCACCTCGCAGGCCGGGGAAATTGGGCTCATCGACGCGGAGGGCTCCTTTTCGGATGCCCTGGCTGAGTGCGCCCGCCTGGCTCAGAAGACTACTCAGGACAGCTAATTCATCACTTTTTTCAACCACAATGGGACTCAAATTTTTCGGTAAATCCGGTGGCCTGGCCACCGCCTTGATGGGCACGGCCATGCTGGCCATCATCGGCAACGAATCGGCCTCGGCCGAGCAAATCGATGCTGCCAACCAAGAACTCGACGCCGCCGGCATGAAGGGGGCTCAACTCGTGCCCACCGGCACGCTGGAGGAACTCACGGCCAAAGCCGACCGCGTCGACACGGCTGAAGCTGCTGTCACGACGGCTCAGGGAGCCGAGAAGACCGCCACCGATGCGCTGGCCGCCGCCACTAAGCGGGCCGATGAGGCTGAGGCTGAAGTGGTGCGCCTCGGTGCTCAGTCTGGTGCTGCCCCCACCGCGCCCCGCAAGGACGCCGCCAAAAACGACGTGCAGGAGCCCAGCGCCAACGACCACCAGAAAACGGTGGACGCGCTGCACGCCAAGATGCTCGGCGAGGTCTAGCCCATCGCAATCCTAACTCATTTTCCAGCTTACCTAATCAGCCGACTAACATGGCATTAGAAATTACCGACGTAGTTGCCCAATTCGGCGCTTACTACCTCAATCAAGGCCAGAACCTCACGCGCCTCTACACGCTGCTGCGCTCGGCCACGAGCACCGAGAGCATGTTCACGCCCATCAACTCGGATGATACCATCTGGCGAGCGGCCAAGGCCCTGTTCACCCGCGTGGTGCAGCCCTTCCAGAACGGTTTCACCCCGCTGGCCGGCGTGACATTCGTGCCCCTGGAGATCAAGCAGTTCAAAATGAAGATTGATGCCCAGGAATATCCGGACGACTTGGAGTCGAGCTGGTTGGGTTTCATGGATGGCGAGGACATCGACCGTAAGCAGTGGCCCTTCGTGCGCTGGTACGTGGAAGTGTACCTGATTCCGCAAATCAAGCAGGACATCGAGCACGAAGAGATTTTCCAGGGCAAGTATGTCGCTCCGGTAGCTGGTACGCCTGGTGCCGCCGGCACGTCACTCGACGGTCTGAAGTACACCATCAACACCCAAATCACGGCCGGCCGCATCGAGCCCATCGTGACGGGTGCGCTGGAGCTGACCAACCCCCTCGCCCTGGTGGATCAGTTCGAGGCCTTCGTGGATGGTATCCACAAAGATTACTGGAGCATTCCAATGATGCTTGGCTGCTCGGAAACAGTGGCCCGCCAGTTCCTGCGGGGCCAGGAGCGCAAGTACGGCAAGAACACCGGCGGTGGGGCCTTGGGCCTGACGGTGAACAACACTAACATCACGCTTCAGCCGCTGCCCTCGCACCGCAACACCCAGAAAATCTGGTGCACGCCGAAAGGCAACGCCATCATGCTGCGCAAGCGCATCCAGAACCAGACTAAGGTGCAGGTAGAGAGCGTGGACCGCTTGCTCAAGTTCTTCACCGACTTCAGCATGGGTATCGGCTTCATCATTCCCGAAATCGTCTTCACCAACGACCAGGAGCTGGTATAAGCCTGCCGATAAGAGCCGGTTCCTCTAGCAGGGGCCGGCCCTTATTCATGCCAATCACCCCCCAATTTCAATTCAAAATTTAGCTTCTACTGGCCATGCCTGAGAATACTAACGAAGAAACCCGCCAGCCTACCATTGAGTCGCTGACGGCACAAAATACCCAGCTGCAAGGGGATGTCGATGCCGCTAAGGGCCAATTGGCTACCACCAAGAGCCAACTGGCTAAGGCAGAGGAAAAACTAGCCGGCTACAAGAACCAGCTGGATGCTGTGAAGGGCGAACTAGCTACCGCTAATGGCGAACGTGCAGCTGCTCAGGCCATCATCACTGGCCAGGCCGAGCAGTTGGCCAACGTGGAAGCAGCGCAAACGCAGGCCGACGTGATTGTCGTGACCTACGAGAAGCAGCAGTACCGCGTGCTGGGCAAGAAGTTCCGCATCAAAAACGTGGAAGTGAAGGCCGAGGAGCTGGGTAAGAACAAGGAGGCCCTCAAGTTCCTCGTCGAATCGAAGAGCGGCCTGTTGGTGCCCATCGAGAAGAAATAGCGCGGCCTGCCTCGCAGTAGTAATTCAATCATCCCATCACGACTAACGACCCCACCATGGATCTGTCGAAATTAAACAGCCTGGGCGGCCTCAACGGCGAGGACAACACGCCGGGCTTGCTCAACTACGTGCTCTGGGCGGCCAGCGACTGGTTTACGACCATCGCCAAGGCTCCGAAGTACTCGGCTGACGCCCCAGCCGGCACCTCGGCCATTATCGCCACCGACCACGCGTTTAAGGAGGGTTTCGGCTTCATCCGCATCTACCTGACCCTGGACAGCAGCGAGCTGAAGGGAGCCGTAGTAGGCGAGCGGGACGGCCGGGGCCAGAAGCTTGAGTTGGAAGGCTTCCACCCCGGCAACCGCCCTGCAGCCCTCGAATTCTTCAACCTGGTGAAGAACATCGATGGCATCATGCTCGTGCGCGACGCCGATGGTACCTACATTCAGGTCGGTGCCGATGGTCTGCCAGTAGAGTTGGCCCCGGCCTACGGCTCGGGTAAAATCTCGGGTGGCCGTCGGGGCATTACGGTGAAAGCCGAGTGCTACGCTGCCGGCATCAAGATTTACGCCGGCGACGTGCTGATGAAGCCTGACAACAGCGTCAACGGTGCCCCAGCACCTATCGAATAAATCGATGGCAAAGAAAACCCTGAACCAGCCCCAGCTGCGGCCTGAAGTAGCGGAGAAGTACACCGCCACTATAACGCCCTGTGTTATCGAGATCCAGCGACTCGGCCGTACCGTTGACCTGACCCAGCTTACGCTGGAGCAGGCCAATGAGCTGGTTCAGGACCCCAAGTTCATCTACCTGGTGCCGAAGAAGGCCAAGCGGAAGAGAGCTGCACCAGCGGTGAACAAGTAACCCGGAAGTGAGAGAACGGGGAGTGAGGGGAAAAGCCTCAGCCACATGGCTGGGGCTTTTTTGCGTCCTTTTTCACCGTGGCAGCCATTGGCAGTTTTGCTGCATGAAATGGAGCGATATACAAGAAAACAGCCATTTACTGGCCGGCCTGCTGGTCCTGAGCCTGCTGCTGACGGACTGCTTTGGCGGCCGGCAGGAGCGGGTGCCGGGCATCGTGGAGGGGCGCCAGTACACGCCGCCCTACACCTCCCTGAGCTGCAGTACCAGTAATGGCCGCAACTCGTGCCACACCGTGTACCACGCGGCCTCCTATTGCCTGTATGTGCGTAGCGCCGGCGGCCTGGCCCAGGTGAGCACTACCGGTGCCGGCTACGCGGTGGCGCGGAATGGTGAGGTGCTCACCTATACCTGCCTGCGCACGCGCTGGACGCACTACACCTGGGGCAATAGCTACTCGCCGCAATGAGTGTCTCTATCGTGACGTGGCTGGCTAACCCAGTCGATTTCGCCCAGGGCGTGGCGCTGTACGCTGAAGCCGGCGGCGCGGGCGTGTACGGGCAACTCTTCGCCCTGGGCGAGACGAGCTACAGCCGCCAGGTGCTGGAGCAGCAGCTGCGCAAGCTGGTGGGGCCGGTCGAGGAAATGCCAAACCTCTCGCAAGACTACCTGAAGCAGATGCGGGCTGAAATAAGCCAGCAGGACTGGCAACGAGCCATCCTCAACGAACCGCCGCCTGCGCCCGAACCCGAGGCCCTGGCCGATGTGCGGGCCCGCCTGAAAGCCACCCGCGACGAGCGCAGCCAGCTGCACGCCCAGCTCACCACCCCGCGCCTCTCCAGAGTCATCCGCAATACGATGGCCCACCGCATCGTGGCCCTCACCGACCAGGTGCGTGAGCTGCTGGCCACCGAGGCCCACCTGCTGGAGCATGGCCGCCTGCCCGGCCCGCTGGCCACCGACGAGCTGGTGGATGCCGGCGAGCTGCGCCGACGCCTGAGCAACGCCATCAGCCGCCGCGCCAAGCTGCGCAAGCGCCTTGACCGGGCCAGTGAGCTGCCGGCGCTGGAAGAAGAAATCAGCCTTATCCGTGAAAAACTTACCCCTACCCAACGTGTCTGAAGAATTGCTTCCCTTAAGCTGGACCACCCAGCAGCGCCAGGTGCGCGAACTGGTGCCCCTGAGCTACAACCCGCGCACGCTCACCGACGAGGGCCGCGAGCGGCTCACGCGCAGCATCCTAAAGTTCAACCTGGCCGAAATCCCGGCTATCAACCTCGATAACGTGGTGCTGGCCGGCCACCAGCGCCTGGCCGTGCTCGTGGACCTGGGCCGGGGCGAGGAGCTCATCGACGTGCGCGTGCCCAACCGGCAGCTCACCAAGGACGAACTCGACGAGTACAACCTCACCAGCAACGTAGGCGCGGGCCAGTGGGACTACGAGAGCCTGCTGGAGAACTTCGCCCACCTCGACCTGGCCAGCATCCTCGATGCGCCGATGCTCGAGCAGCTGGCCGAGTTGCAGGCCCTCACGCTACCGCCGGCCGAGGAGCAGGCGTTTGACCCCACGCCGCCGGCCGTGCCGGTAACGGTGCTCGGCGACGTGTACGAGTTCCAGAGCGTGGGCCGCGGGCTCACCCACCGGCTCGTGTGCGGCTCCTCGACTGAGGCTGACGTGCTACAGACGCTGCTGCAGGGCCGGCTGATCCAACTCACCAACACCGACCCGCCCTACAACGTCAAGTACGAGGGCAAAACCAAGGATGCCCTGACCATCGAGAACGACGACATGGGCGACGACGAGTTCCGGCAGTTCCTCTATGACTTCTACACTAACGTGTACGCCTACTCGGCCCCGGGGGCACCCATCTACGTGTTTCATGCTGACAGCGAGGGTGCCAATTTTCGCGCAGCACTTAAGGACGCGGGCCTCAAGCTGAGCCAGTGCCTGGTGTGGGTCAAGCAAGCCTTCGTCATGGGCCGCCAGGACTTTCACTGGCAGCATGAGCCCATTCTCTACGGCTGGAAGGAGGGCGCGGCCCACCCCTGGTACTCGGACCGCAAGCAGACCACGGTGCTCCACTTCGACCGCCCGAGCCGCAATGCCGACCATCCGACGATGAAGCCGCTCGATATTCTGGAGTACCTGATCGAGTGCTCCAGCCGGCAGGACGAGGTAGTATTCGACGGTTTCGGCGGCTCGGGCAGCCTGCTCATTGCCTGCGAGAAGACCCAGCGGGCCTGCCACGCCATCGAACTCGATCCGCGCTACTGCGACGTGCACGTGCGCCGCTTCGTGCAGTTCATGGGCGACAACCAGCGCCGTTTTACCATCACCCGCAACGGGGAGGAACTCTCCGAGGCACAACTGAGCGAGTATGTCGTCTACGCAGCTACAGCCTAAAGACTTGCCCGGCGCCTCGGACGTGGTGCTGCACAAGAGCACGGCTGTCGAGCGCATCTATGCCGCCAGCATCGCTGAGGCCAACGGCGAAGGGCCGGGGCTGAAGGCACTGTCGCCGGCCGACCAGCTGATCAACCAGCAAATCGAGTCGGCCTACGCGCTGCTGAGCAACTACCACACCTTCGACCAGGCCTGGCCGCTGCTGGCCAAGCAATTCGATATCAGTCGCGCGACGTGTTACCGCCGGCTGGCCGATGCGCAGAACCTGATGGGTGATTTGAAGAAAGTGCGTAAGGAGGGCCGCAAGGCCATCCTGCTGGAGTTTGCCCGCAAGATTCTGCAGCTGGCTCTCACCCAGCGCCCCCCGGACACCCGGGCAGCGCTGGCGGCCATGAAGTTCGAGGCCAACGTGGCCGGGCTGCTGCGGGCCGACGCGGGCCAGGAGGAAGCAGGTGGTGCCGGTGGCGGCAGCACGAGCTACATCATCAACCTGCAGGTAGAGGGGCGCAAAGCCCGCACCATTAACCTGATGGACCCGGAAAGCATCCAAGACGCGGATTATGAGCTGGTGGTAGAAGCCGTGCAGCAGAACGTATTCGGGGGTGAGGCAATGGAAAAGATGCTCACCGAGCGGCGCGAGGAGGGCGCATCGGATGGTAATCGTTGACCGCGTCAAGCTCAGTTTCAACCAGCCCCAGCTGCGCTATATCACGGCGAAGAATAAGAAGCACGGACGTAGCGTTTGGGGGCGGGGGACGGGCAAGTCGACGATTCTCGCCTGGGATATCCATGAAATCGTGCAGACCATGCCCCGCAGCTGCTGGGTCATCGTAGGCTCGACCTACAAGCAAGTGCTTACCCGCACGCTGCCCTCAACGATTGCGCAGCTCGAAAAGCTAGGCTACAAGTTGGACCGCGACTTCTACGTGGGTCGCAAGCCAGCCCCCTCCAAGCTGTTTGAGCGGCCCCTGCAGGGGCCACTGAGCTACGACCACTTCATTATTTTCAAGAACGGCACCGGGTTTCACCTGGTGAGCCTCGATGCCGGTGGGTCGGCCTCGCGGGGCCTGAACGTGGATGGCTTTATCGGCGACGAAGCCTTGCTATTCAGCAAGGAGAAGCTCGATGCCGACTTGTCGGCCACCAATCGGGGCAACGGGCACATTTTCGGCAAAAACCCGAAGCACCACGGTGTTTTCCTGTTCTCTTCGATGCCCTGGGGCGATCAGGGTCGCTGGTTACTGGAGGATGGTAAATACTACGAAAACGACGGTATTGACCTAATTGCTCGGCAAAACGAGCTTATCGAGGTGCAAGTGCGTTTTATCGACGCGGAAACAGACGAGGAGCGCCTGCACATCTGGCGCGAGCAGGTGGTGCAGCTGATGCTAGACATCCGCTATTACCCCTCGGCGGCCAACAAGGGCACGTTCTACTCCGAGGCCAACGCGTTCGACAACATCCAGAATCTGGGCCTGCAGTACCTGCTCGACCAGCGCCGGTTCATGACTGACTTCACGTTCATGATCGAAATCATGAACCGGCGACCCACGACCGTGGAGGGGGGCTTCTATCCCAAGCTCAGCCAGTCCGATCACGTGGTGGATGCGGATAACGACGATTATGTGCTGGGGCTGGAGTACAACCTCAAGAAGCTCAGCACGCCCAGCAGCCTGATGGATAGCGACTGCCGCACTCACTTGCCCATCGTAGGGGCCGTGGACTGGGGTGGTAAGATCAGCGTGCTCACGCTGGGCCAGAAGCACGACGATACTCGCGAGTACCGCATGCTGAAGGGTATGTATGTGAAGCATCCGCTCATGGTAAGTGACCTGGCCAACAGCTTCTGCGACTACTACCAGAATCATCTGCGCAAGGAGCTCATCTTCCTGGAGGATGCTGAGTGGGGCAACAACCGCAACCCCGCCAGCCCCTGGACGCTCAACGAGACGTTCATCAAGGTGCTGCAGTCGCGGGGCTGGCGCATCACGCGGGCCAACCTGGGCCGCGTGCCGGGCCACCCCACGCGCTACCTGGTAGGGCAGGAGGTGCTGGCTGAGCAGGACCCGCGTCGTTACCGCATGCGCTTCAATAAGGTCAATACCAAGGACGTGGTGCAGGCCATGCTGCTGGCCCCGGTGGGTCAGGATACCAAGGGCAACATCAGCAAGATCAAAACGAGTGAGCGCAAGGAGAGCTTCCCCCAGGAGCACGCCACCCACTTCACCGACACGGTGGATCTGCACATGCTCTACATCGGTACCGAAGTGGTGATGAGCACGCCCGACTTCAGTACCCTGATCATCGTGTGACCGACATCGATGTCGGCCAGTCAAGCCCCGACCGCCCAGTGGTCGGGGCTTTTTTGTGTCCGGTCCCCACAGATATCACCGAGGCAGGCCTCGGCAGCTGCCGGCGGGCGACAGTGCAAGCCGGGGCATCGCGCTAGACTGGTGAGACTGCGAAACGCTCAGACGCCCCGAAAACGGCCCCCACGCGCCGCAAACTAAATACGCTGTGAGATTGGCTTTTTGTGCCTTTTGCGGGTCGTAGGGGCGGTTTAGTGTCCTTTCGTACCGTGTCAGGCATCGGCAGTTTTGCGACATGGAAACACCCGCCCCGATTCGCTTAAAGGACGCGCTGGCCTTGCTTGAAAGCGGTACGCCGGTGGCCGTGCGGTTCGTCACGTGCGACCGGCGGCGCAAAACCGGCGGCGAGTTCCGGGAGCTGAAGGCCGCCCGCATTGGCTCGGGCAAGCGCCAGGCTGCTGCCAAGCAGGCCCCGGTACCGGCCGGGCCAGTGGCCACGCCCCGCAACCCGGGCCACTTCACCAACGCCACGCGCAACCTGGTCAATACCCTCACCGGGGAGCTGGTGAAGGTGCATATCTACCTCATCGTGGCCGTGCAAGGCCGCAAAGTCATAATCTGATGCAGCAGCTACTTTTTGCCGGCAATGGAATGCTGGCCTACTCGCCCGGTACGGGTTCGATGGTGCGCCTCGGTGGGGCCCTGGGGGCCGCCGCCGGCAGCGCCGGCAGTTCGGCTACCGGCGACGGGGCCGCGCCCTCTTCGCCCGTTGAAAAGGGGCAGAGCGGCGACGTGGCGCTGTGGGGCGAGGCCAACGACTTCCCGCAGCAGGTCATTAAGTCCATCGAAACCAACACGATTCTGCCAAGCGTCCTGGAGTGGAAAACACGGGCCGTGTACGGTGGGGGCGTGGTGTACGGGCGGGTAACCGGTTTCGATAAGGCCGGCAACGAAATCTTTGAGCGCCAGCGTCTGCCCGACGTGGAGCTGTTTTTCCGGCGCAGCAACATTCCGCGTTACGCTTACGAGGGCCTGCAGAACCTGTTCACGTTCGGCCAGAGCTACCCGGAGCTCATTCAGTCGCTCAATAAGCAGAAGATAACGGCGCTCACGACCCAGGACGCGGCATTTTGCCGGTACGGGCTGCCCAAAGCCGGGCAGCCGGTGCCCGACTACGTGCACATCTCCGCCAACTGGCCCGAAGCCAAGCCCGGTGACGAGTACACGACCAGCGTGCCGGTGCTCGACCCTTATTACGAGCCGGTGGAGGCCCTCAAAGCCGACACCCGGGGCTTCAAGTACGTGTACCCGCTGGCGCTGCCCAGCCCCGGCAAGGCGCTGTATCAGCTGGCCAGCTGGAACAGCATCCGCCGCTCGGGCTGGCTCGATATTGCCCAGGCCATTCCCGAATTCAAGAAGGCCCTGTTCGCCAACCAAATCAGCGTCAAGTACCTGATTGAGGCGCACGAGGGCTACTGGAAGTGGAAATACCCGGACTGGGACGCCAAGCCCACCGAGGAGCGCCGTCGCATCATCGGCGATGAGCTGGCCGACTTCGAGAAAACGATGAGCGGTGCTCAGGGCGCGGGCAAGTCCATCCTGAGCCTGACCATCACCGACCCGCGCACCGGCGAGCCGATTAGCGCCTTCAAGGTCACGGCCATCGACGACAAGATCAAGTCGGGCATTTACATCGAGGACTCGCAGGAGGCCAGCTCCCACATCTACACGGCCCTGAGCGTGGACCCGACGCTGGTCGGCATCTCGCCCGGCAAGGGGATGGGCGCCGGCAGCGGCTCCGATAAGCGCATCGCCTTCAACAACTTCATCAGCACCCACCGCTTCCACCAGGATTTGATTCTGGAGCCCCTCTACCTGGTGCGCGACTACAACGGCTGGCCCGACGACCTCGAATTCCGCTTCCTCAACCCGCTAGCCCACACGGCCGACGTGAGCAAATCCAATTCTGAATCCGCCACCGGCGGCAACCCCGATGCTAATGAGCCTGCTTAAAACCGCCGACGAGCTGCGCCGCTACGTGACCGTGGACAGCACCACCGTGCCTGAGCCAGTGCACCGCGAAGAAGAACACCTGCGCACCCACCTGCTGCTGCCCGTGCTCGGGGCCACGCTGCTGCACTGGCTCGACGACCAGTACGACGCCGGCACTGTCGCGCCCACCGACGACACGCTGGCTGGCAAGCTGCTGGCCCGCGTGCAGGCCCCGCTGGGTCGCCTGGCCGTGGCCGGCTCGCTCGACGAGCTGCAGGTGAGCATCGACCAGACGGGCATTCACATCGTGAGCACCGACACGCAGAAAACCGCCTTTGGGTGGCAGATTGCGGCGTTGCGCAAAACCCTCACCCGCAAGGGCTACCAGGATATGAACGCGCTGCTGGCTTGGCTCGAAGCTAACCGCGCCGCTTCGCCTGAGCTGGAGGCCTGGGCTGCCGGCGAAGGCCAGGTGTACCGCCGGCAGCTGCTGGTGAGTGCCGAGCAGTTCAGCCAGTACGAGAACATCTCGGCCTCGTGGACTGTGTTTGCCGCCCTCGTGCCGCTGATTCGCAAGCAGGAGTTATTCGTGCTCGAGCCTCAAATCGGCTACGATTTCCTGAGCGAGCTGCGCGACCAGGTCCGTACCCGCACGCTCAGCGAAGAAAACCGCGACTTGCTGACCCAGTTCGTCGAACCGGCGCTGGCCGCCTGCACGCTGGCGCGGGCCGTGCCCGAACTGGGCCTGCGCCTCACCGGTGACGGTATCGAACTGGCCGTAGCCCGCATCGATACCGACAACAGCAAGGAGGCCGACGCCGGCCTCGACCAGCTGCTGCGGGCCCGCGCCTTCGATGCCCAGCATTCGGCCGATATCCTGCTCGAAAAGATGCGACGCTTTCTCAACGAGCGGGCCTCGGCCACGCGCTATGCCACCTACTTCCGCCTGGGGCCCTACCGTGCCCCCAACGCGGCCGTGGTGCCGCTCAATACCCCCGAATCCAAAGTTTATCGCCTGTCCTGATGCTGCTTGTTACCCCCATCGACGTGCTGCTCAAGTGCGGCCAGTTGTTCCAGAAGTACATCTTCTCCGACTGGAACGCGCTGGCGTTCCTCATGGTGATGTTCCTGCTCGATACGATGCTGGGCATGGCCCGCAGCTTCCGGCAGGGCCGGTTTCATTCGCGGGGAATGCGCCAGATGTTCATCAAGCTGCGCGACTACAGCGTGGGCATCGTGGTAGCTCACGTGCTGAGCTCCATTCAAATCGACGGGCAGCTGCTGCCCTTCGCGCCCGCCCTGGCCATCGGCTTCAAAGGAGCCATCTACTTCTTCATTCTCATCATCGAGGTCAAGTCCATCGACGAGAACCTGCGCGGCCTCGGTGGCCGGGGCCTGCCGCTGCCTGCCTTCCTGCGCCAGGGCATGACCGACTGGGAGGAAACCGGCTCGTTTCGCTCCAAAATCCCGCCCGGCGAAACCGGGGCCATGGTCGTCGATGGGGTGACCATCACGGCCGAAGCCCAGTCCGCTCAGGTCCTGCCTGAGCTGCCGCCCGAGCCGCTTCCCAACTGCGACGTTTCCACTTAAAACCAGTGCAATGCAATTGACCAAAACTCAGCTGATGGCGGCCGTAACGGGCTGCTCAGCTGCCGAGGCCGACCGCTTCCTCGGCCCCATCAACGCCACGCTCACGCGCTACGGCATCAGCACGCCGCTCCGGGTGGCCCACTTCCTGGCCCAGATCGGCCACGAAAGCTGCGGCTTCAACGCCGTGCGCGAGTACGCCTCCGGAGTCGCCTACGAGGGCCGCCGCGACCTGGGCAATGTCCAGCCCGGCGACGGGGTCCGCTTCCGGGGGCGCGGCCTGATCCAGATTACCGGCCGCACCAACTACGGGGCCCTGGGCCGGGCCTTCGGGGTCGACTTGTGCGCCAACCCGCTGCTGCTCGAATCGCCCCAGTTCGCGGCCCTGTCGGCCGGCTGGTACTGGAGTTCGCGCAACCTGAACGCGCTGGCCGATCAGAACAAGTTCATCGGCATCACCCGCTCCATCAACGGAGGAGTAAATGGGCTGGCCGACCGGGAGGCTCGGTTCCTGGTTGCGGCCCGCGCCCTGGGCGTGCCGGGTGGTAACGTTTCAGCCCCGCTTGTATGAATCCGCTGAAAGGACTCTGCTTCCGCGACTGGGCACTAATTGCCGCCGTGCTGCTTATCTTCTGGCTGGCTGCTGGCTGCGTGGCCACCCGCGATGTGCCGGTGCTGCTGCGCCCGGCCAACCCCGACTCGCTGCAGGAGCTGGCCAAACTGCCGGCGTACCTAGTGCCGCCGCCGGCGCAGGCCTCGGCCAAACAGGTCGAGCGCTGGACCGCCGCCCAGACCCAGGCGCTGGCCAACGTCAACGCCCCGGCCAGCGGCAAAGTGAAGCTGAAGAACGTGGGCAACACCGACTCCGACGTGTCGGTGCAGCAGGGCATCACCGGCCGCCAGCTCACCACGGCGGCCGTCATCGTGGCCATCGTAGGCTTGGTGCTCTGGCTCAAGCCCTGGCGCACGTAAAATTTCTGCCCTGGCCGTGCTGGCCGGGGCAGTTTCGTTGCCTACCTTCGCCCCGCGAACTACCAATAAAATCACAATCCGAGCACTTCGGCCGTCGTCATACGGCCGGGGTGTAGAGCGGGAGCATGACCCGTATGCTAAGGTGCTCGGAAGAGTTTACTGGTGTTCGCAGCGATTACCCCGGCTTGCCACGACTGCTGTATTATGGCGAAGAACAAACCCATCGGCTTCGGCCGCGAGGACGAGGACCCCAATGGCACTGGCGACGGCTGGCGCTCGGATATTGGTGAGCAGGCGGATAAGCAGGAAGAATCCAGCCCGCCGCCACGCCAGCCCAAAGCCGACCCGGTGTTCGTCAGTACCATCGAAGGTCTGGAGATACTCGGGGCCTACGGTCTGATGGCCCTGGGCCCGCTCAGCAACTTAGAGCAGCAGCTGCTGCAGGTAATTGCCGGGCTGGAAAAGCGTATCATTGAACTCGAATAAGCGCCCTTTCACACACCCTACGCGAGAGCCCCGGCCCACCAGCCGGGGCTTTCTCGTGCCCTATTGCACCCTGCCAGTCGGGCGGTTGTACCGTGCATGGAATCTGCGCTAATACACTCAAAAACAAGTGTTTTAACTTGATAGGGGCGGAAAAGGATGCGTTGTTTGTATCACCTAAACGGAACGCTAACAACGCACTACGATATGACGACCGCCCAAATCCTCGCCACTACCGGAACCACCAAAACCTGGAAGATGCAGCAGCTCTTCGCCCTGGGCCTGAGCCGCCGCGAAGTAGCCACGCTGATGAGCGTAGGCTACGGCTTCGCCCAGAACGTGTACGCCGCCTGGGTCGCCACCCGCGCCACCCGGGCCCTGGTAACGCCCGCTGCCGCCCCGGCGCTGGCCGCTTTCCAGCCCGCCCGCTTCACCCGCACCTTCGGGGTAGAAATAGAGGCCTACGGCGTACCCCGCGCCACGCTGCTGGCCGAGCTGCGGGCCCAGGGCCTGGAGGCCGAAGCCGAGGGCTACAACCACGCCGCCCGACCCCACTGGAAAATAGTAAGCGACGGCAGCGTAAGCGGCGCCGACGCTTTCGAACTGGTAAGCCCGGTACTACAAGGCTGCGACGGCCTCGACGACCTAGCCCGCGCCTGCCGCGCCCTACGCAACTGCGGCGCCCGCGTAAACCGCTCCTGCGGCCTGCACGTACACTTCGGCGCCCGCGACCTGAGCATCGAGCACCTGCGGCAGGTATTCCGCAACTACCTGGTCCTGGAGCCCACCATCGACCGCCTGATGCCCGCCAGCCGCCGGGGCAGCAACAACACCTACTGCCAGAGCCTGCGCCGGGGCCGGGCGCTGGCCACCGCCGAGCGGGCCATCCTGGCCGCTACCACCACCCAGGAGCTGAGCACCGCCGCCAACGCCGGCAACCGCTACCACAAGGTGAACATGCAGAGCTTCTTCCGCCACGGCACAGTAGAATTTCGCCAGCACAGCGCCAGCACCGACTTTGAAAAAATCAGCTTTTGGGTGAAATTGCTCAACAACCTGATCGACTACTCGGCCCAGCGCCTGGTAACGCCCAGCCTGCCCGTAGCCGAATTTACTACCTTCAACCAGCGCGATATCGCCACCTACTACACCCGCCGCCAAGCGGCCCTGCAAACTGCCTAATGACATACGAACTACTCGGAGGGGGCCAGGTAACGGCCCCTTCCGCGTGGGGCCTGGTACTGGCCCTGCGCGACGATTCACAAAAGTGGGCCCCTACCGTAGGGCCCGAGGATTTCATGGAGGAATACGCCCGGCGCTGCCAGATGCAGAACGGTACTATGGTCCGCACCGACAACGCCCTCAACTTCATCGACGACTTGGTGGCCGGTGGCTTCCTGACGCTGGCGCCATGAGCCGCTACGACCGCATGGCTGGCCTAACTTGGGCCAACGCATCCTCGGCGGCCTGATGCTGGCCGCGTTGGGCTTGGCCGCGCTAATAATAGCATGGCTAGGGCTAAAGTGGCTCTGGCAGCATATGATGTAATCATCGCCCCCGGCAACCCGCCGGGGGCTTTTTTGTGTCCTTTCTACCCGAGGCAGCCATCGGCAGTTTTGCTGCATGGAACGTCTCGACATCTGGGGCCGGCAGTTCGCTCCGGCCAGCACCTGGAACGAACTCACCCGCGCCCAGCTCGCCGACGTGGTGCGCGTGCTCTATGGCCCGGCCGAGTTCTGGCCCACCCGCCTGCGCCTGCTCAGCGTTATTACCGGGGCCGAAATAGAACTGCTCATCGAGTTGCCCGAGGTGCAGGTAAAAGGCCTCTACGGCCTCACCGACTTCGTTTTTTCCGACGAGCACCACCTCACCCGCCAGCTGCTGCCCGAACTGCACCAGCCAGCCAAGACCACGCCGCGTAAGGACCGCGCCTTTACTGGCCCCGGCGACGCGCTGAGCGGCGTGCGCTTCGGCGAGTTCATGTTCGCCGACACCTACTTCTGCCAGTACGCCCTGCGCAAGTCGCCCGAGGCGCTCGACCACTTCTTGGCCGCTCTCTACCGCCCGGCCCGCGCCGGTGTGGGCCCGGGTCAGCCCGACTGGAACGGCGACGCCCGCCAGCCCTTCAACGAGCACAACGTGGCCCACTACGCGCACCGGCTGCGTCACGTGGCCGACACCGATAAGCTCAGCATCATGCTCTGGTACCGCGGCTGCCGGGCCCAGCTGCAGGCCGACTACCCCGACGTGTTCGACGCGGCCGACAACACCACCGCGGCCCAGGAGAAAGGCGACTGGGGCCGGGTGCTGCGCCAGCTTTCGGGCGGCGCGTTCGGGCCGCTGGAGCAAACTGCTGGCCAGCACCTGCGCACCATCCTGGCTGAAATGAACGACCGGGCCCGCGAGGCCCGCAAACACCAAACTGCCCGCTAATGCTACTCCGTCACTCCCAGTACGTCGCCCTGTTCCGCGACCTGGCCACGCGCCACCAGCTTATTCAGCACACGCCCGCCGTGGTCCGCTTCGCCCGCGTGGTGGTCAGCATCGACCCGTTCCAGAAAATAGTGGATCTGGCCGAAATGACCGAGAACATGCTCGGCCGCTACTACAAACCCGGCGCGACTTCCCAGGTGCTGGTGGTCGAAAGCTGCCACACCCAGTACCTCGACAACGGCGGCGACCACAAGCAGCGCCGCCGGTCGGGGGCCTTCTACGTGTTCCAGAAAATCGCCAACCCCAAGGACCAAGACCAGGTCGAAGTCGCCATTGATGCCTCGGAGCAGACCGGCGAGCAGATCATGGCCGCCGTGCTGCACGCGCTGGCCGGCCAGGTGAAGGTGCGCGTCGACGAGAAGTCCATCACGGCCGACACCATCGGCCCGGTCGGCGACGGCACCTGGTACGGCACGCGCTTCGATTTTGATTTCACCAACCCCGCCACGGCCGCGCTGGCCTACAACCCGGCGGCCTTCTCTTCCTAAGCCATGCTGATTACACTTCTCCAGGAATGGCGGCCCAACGGCAGCTTCGGCGACCGGGATTACGACCAGTCGTTCGGTAACTACTACGGCGCCGACCGCTACGATTTCGATACCGACACGCTGCAGGTCGTGTTTACGGCCTTCCCCGCCGGCGGCTCCTACACCCAGGAGACCAGCACCGGCGAGGCCCCGCCCGAAAACCTGTCGCTGGCCACTGATTTCGAGTTTCATTTCACGGTGCAGGGCCCCACGCGTACTGGCTACTTCCACGATGGGGTGGGTGGCTTCACCACCGACCCGCACACCATCGTGGCCACGGCCACCGTCACCGACAACAAGTGCTTCGGCGCGGCCGGCGGCATCGTGGAGCTGGAGCTAAGCGCCGACTCGCCCGCCGGCATTTACACCTACAGCTGGAGCGACGGAGCTACCACCGCCGACCGCGACCAGCTGGTGGCCGGCAACTACACCGTTACGATCCGCCACGAAAGCGGGGCCCAGCTGCTGCTGCCGGTTACGGTGGGCCAGAACACGCGCATCGAGGTCGTGATTGACAAAACCGATCAGCTCGTGACGCTGCGCGTGTCGGGCGGCACGGCTCCCTACACCTATGCCTGGGACGATGACCCGGCCCAGACGACCAATACTCGCTCCGACCTGGCCGACGGCACCTACGCGTGCACCATCACCGACTCGCTGGGCTGCCAGACCACGGTAGTCGTCGGGGCGAGCGAGTTTCGCTACTACTTCGTACGCAACCCCATCGCTCTGCCCCTCGATGCCGGCGATGACTACCGTGCCGACCCCAGTACCTTGCCCGGCCTCACGTTCGCGTGCCAGGTGCTGGTGGAGCGCGACTATTTAAGCGGGGTGTTTGAGCCGGTGGGTACCGAGCTGGAGCAGCCGGCCGACCGCGCCGGCCGCACCACGTTTCAGGTGCAGGAGCTGCTGGCCCCCGAGTTGGCCTACCACGTGCCGCCCGCCACCGGGCCGGTAGGGGAGCGGGCCACGGCGCTATTTCGGCGCTTTTACCTGCGCCATGCACAGCTCTCGGGCGAGCCGCCGGTTCGCAGCGTCGCCACCGACCTGGTGCAGCATTACGCCCTGCTCGGCGGGCTGAGCAGCGCCGAAGCGGCGGCTCGCACCTGGTTCAACTCCTACCAGCCTGGCCGCTTTCCATTTCTGACGTGGGATGCCAACGACAAGGCGGTATTTGCCGACCAGCCCGAGTTTCTGTATTTCCAGAGCCTGGCTGCCACCGCGCAGATCAGCTGTCGGTTTCGCCTCAATTTCACTGATGGCAGCAGCCAGGTCGGCACCATGCACCGTGTGCTGGACGTGGCCCGGTTCGAGGTATTCTGCTTTGGCGTGGGGTACGCGCAACTCGTGGCGGCCCAGCTCACGCCCGCCAGCAGCCGCTTGCTGGTCGACTGGCAAGTGGACATCGTCGACGGTGAGGGCAACGGCCTCAGCGAGACCCGCCGCTACGTGCTCGACCGCCGGGTGAAGCCGTTTCGGCGCTACCTGCTCTACGCCAATAGCCTCGGTGGCATGAATACGTTTGTGGCCACCGGCGAAGCCCAGCACGATGCCGAGTTGAGCGGCGAGCAGGTGGAACTCACCCGCTCGCTCGCCTACGACCCGCTGGTGGGCGACACGGCCGTGCTGGAGCGGGAGCTCAAGCCAGTGCTCAAGCTGGCCAGCGGCGTGGCCCTGGGTTCGGCGGCCATGCTGGCCCTGCAGGAGCTGCTGCTCAGCCGTCGGGTGCTGCTGCTCAATAGCGGCCGGTGGCTGGCTGGCTACTTGAAAACCAAAACCGTGAATCTGCTCGACGACGGCAAAACCGTGCCCACGCTGGAAGTGGAGTTCGTGCTGCCCATCGAGCAGCAGTTCACGCCCTACCTGCCCCCCACGCCCGCTGGCACCACCCCGGCCGCCGTGGGCCCTGAATCCGGCCGCTTATGATCCGCTTTGAAAATGCCGCCGGGGTGCTCGACCTGAGCGAGAACACCACCATCAGCCTCGAAATCCAGAGCCCGCTGTTTCGCTTCGACTCGGTGCCCGGCACCACGTCGTACTCGTTTTCCGTGCCCTGGACGCCGGGCAACCTGCGCCGGCTCAACTTCCCGCACCTGCGGGCCGCCCAGGGCGAAACCATCGCCCCCGAGCCCTACGATTGCTACATCGATGAGGTGCTCTGGCGGCGCGGCAGCCTGCTCTACAAGGAAGCCGACGAGCAAAAGCGCGTCTGGTCTTACACGTTTGCCGCCGATGCGGCCGACCTGCAGGCCCGCATCGCCGGCCGCACCCTGCGCCAGCTCGAGCTGGGCCGGGTGCTGCTGGAGCTGCGCCCCGATGCCGCGGCCTACGCGCTGCCTACCATGCACCACCCGCAGTTCTACGGCGGTAAGAACAAGCCATTTGAGCAGGCTGGAGGCTTGGTAAATGACTACCGAAATGGGGTCTACCGCACCAACACGCCCGCCGCCTGGCAGTACCCCATCGTGCCGTTCCCGCGCCTGGTGTACCTGCTGCGGGCCGTGTTTGGGGCCCTGGGCTACCAGGTAGAAGGGGAGTGGCTGGCCGACGCCGCGCAGCTGGTCTGCTACTCCGACCGGGCCGTGGAGGTGCTGGCCGCGCCCAACGACCCGGTGCCGGTGCTGCCCGCCGACTTTGCCCTGGCCGAGCACGTGCCCGATATGGGCGTGGGCGAATTCCTGGTGTCGCTGCAGAAGCTGTTCGGGCTCATGTTCCTGTTCCACCCCGTGCGCCCCCGCGTGCGCATCGGTCGCCTACGCGACGTGGTGGCCGAGCCCGGTTACCTCGAGCGCACGGCCGGGCCGGGTCGCCTGAGCCCGGCGCTGGGCGGGGGCTTTTTGCTGAAAATGGCGCTGGCCGACGACGAGCTCAACAAAACCCTCGACACCAGCTGGGCCCAGCTGCGCATCGGGGCCGGCCAGACCACCATCGACTCGGCCGCCGGCACGCTGCACATGGTGGTGGCCACCGACCCGGCCGACAACAGCCGCCGGCACGTGCCGGGCATCCTGGCCAAAGGCTCCAGCCCGGCGTTCGAAGCCGGACTGGAGAGCCGCGCCGGCCTGCACCTGCTCTACGATTTCGGGGTGACGGCCGACCAGGACGGCCAGACCTACCCGCTGGCCAGTAGCGCCAGCCCCGACCCCGACCGGCTGCCCGGTCTGGACTGGCCCGACTTGTATTTCCACCAGTACAGCGCCTGGCTCGGCTTTCTGGACCGCGCCGGCAGTGAGCAGCGCACGGCCAGCTTCCGGGTGGCCGACCTGCTGGCCCTCGACCCGGCCCGCAAGGAGCTGGTCAATTACCGCAAATACCTCTGGGAGAAGGTGAGCGTGAGCCTGAACACGTCGCGCCGCCTCGAATCCGCCCGCTTCACCTACCGACCCATCCGATTATGATCCTCGACAATCTCAACCAGCAGGAGCTGGAAGTAGCCACCAAGTGGCTCGATTTCACGGTCGAGAGCTTTATTACCAACATTCGCAAGCTGCGCATCCGCCAGACTGGGGCGCTGATGGCCAGCTTCCGCAAGCAGGTCATTGGCGCGGCCACCGGGCGGCTGCAGCTGCAACTGAGCTACGCCCTCTACGGCAAGTTCGTGGATATGGGCGTGGGCCGGGGGATGGGCCAGGGCGTGCGCAAAGGCGACGATGGCTACGACAGAATCCGCAACAGCCGGGGTCAACTCAAGCGCCGGGAGCGCAAGGCCAAGAAGTGGTACTCGCGCGAAATAGCCTACCAGACCAAACGCCTGGCCGAGCTCATGAGTGAGCTCCACGGCACGCTGCTTATTTCGGCCGTGTCGGAGGCGCTGCCGGCGGATGATCTACAAGTTAACTTTTAAGATAAGCGACGATGGGAGCAAACCAAAACGAGAGCCTGAGCACGCTGGTGTTCACGTTGAATGTACTCACCAATAAGCTTAAGCGACTGCCTGTTGCCTCGGCTGAATTTACCCGGTGCACTATCGAGGCGCTGGACATAAACGATAAAATTCAAGGCCTGCGGGCCGCCCTGTGCGATGGCAGAGAATAGCGAAGAGAGAAAAGTCCGCATAGTACTCGATGCCCAGCAGCCCAACGCCTCCATTAAGGAGATGGGGGCTGGCCTGGCCGTGCTCAATAGTCAGTTGGGTAAGATGGCCCAGGATGATCCGGGTCGGGCCAAGCTCCAGGACGATTACGCCCGGCTGAACCAGCGGATTGCCGAAACCCGCGCCGAAATGCGGGCGGTCGTGAAAACGGCCGAGGAGTTGGCCGCCGAGCAGCAGCAGCTGGCTGAGCAGACCGAGCAGCTGGCCCAGGCCCAGACGGCCACCGTGCGCAGTGGCCAGCTTTCGACGGCCTCCATGCGCGAGATGAAGGATGCCGCCGGCATTCTGGCCACGCAGCTGGAGCAGGTGTCGGCCGACGACCCGGGCCGGGCCGCGCTGCTGCGCGACTACCAGGTGCTGCAGCAGCGTGTGCAGGCCGCCGGCACCGAGATGCGGACCTACCAGAAAACGGCGGAAGAACTGGCTGCTGAGCAGCGCCAGCTAGCGGAGGCCACCGAGCGCACCAACCAGGAAAACCGCCAGGTAGTGCTCAATGGCCAGAAAGTGGACGCCACGTTTGGCCAGATGAAAGCCTCGGCGTCGGCGCTGGAAAAGCAGCTCGACGACCTGGCCGGCGACGACCCGGGCCGGGCCAAGCTGCTCAAGGACTACAAGGCCCTCAAGGACCGCATCGAGGACGTGAAAAAGGAAATGGGCGAGGCCACCGAAACGGGCCTCACCTTCAAAGACGCGTTGTCCTTCGCCGGCGTGGCCGTAGGCGCGGAAGCCGCCCTCGACATGATTAAGGAATTCGGGGCGGAGGTCATCAACACGACCACCGAAATCGGCAAGATGCGCTCCGATATCAACTCGCTGACCGGGGCCAGTGGCCAGGAGCTGGATGCGCTGAGCACTGGCATCCGGGCCCTGAGCCAGACGTTTGGCAAGGAGTACAACGAGGTGCTAGTGGCCAGCAACTCGCTCAGCAAGCAAATGGGCATCTCCCAGAAGGAGGCGCTGGACCTGATAGAGAAAGGTTTTATAAGCGGGGCCGACGCCAACGGCGAGTTCCTCGACCAGCTGCGCGAGTACCCCGCGCAGTTCAAGGCCGCCGGCGTGTCGGCCAGCGAGTTCGTGGCCATCGTGAGCAAGAGCCAGACCGATGGCGTGTTCTCCGATAAGGGGGTCGACGTGGTGAAGGAGTTCGGCCTGCGCATCCGGGAGCAGACCAAGGCCACCGGCGAGTCGCTGGAGGCCGCCTTCGGCACCGAGTTCACCAAGAAGCTGTTCGCCGGCATCAACGACGGCAGCATCTCGTCGGTGGAGGCGCTGAAGCTGGTGTCGACGCAGATGAACGACACCCAGGTGCCGGCCGCGCAGCTGCAGACGGTGATTGCCGACGTGTTCGGCGGCCCGGGCGAGGACGCCGGTCTGGACTATCTGAAGTCGCTGCGCAACGTAGGCGGCGGCATCGATGAGTTGATTGACCACACCAACCCCTACATTCAGCAGCAGGAGGCCCTGCTGGCCTCCCAGAAGGAACTGGCCGGCGCCCAGAACGAGCTGGCCAAAGAGTTCGAAGGCACCGGCAACACGATGGAGGTGCTCTCCAACGGGGCCATGACCTTCCTCTACACCCTGCTCGTGTCGCTGGCCGCTACCTGGAAGGAGGCAGTCGCGCCGGTGCGCGAGATGTGGGACGAGTTGGGCCGCGTAGCCGAGCAGATGGGGCTCGTGAGCAAGGAGGGGAGCCTGGCGAAAGATATTGCCAACGGGCTGGGGGCCGTGATTCGGTTTCTGTTCACGCCGACCCGCCTGTTGTGGGGCGTGCTGAGCGATATGGCCAAGGCTACGCTGGAGTGGGGCCAGCAGTCGGCCAACGCGAAGGCACTACTCGTGCTGATGATTGCCCCGCTACGGTTGCTGTTTGACATGCTGCGCGACTCGCCGGCATTTTTCGAGGGCTTCAGCGCCGCGGCTAAAGTCAGCTTCGGGCAGGTGGGCAAGGCCTGGAAGGCCGTAATGGCCGGTGACATCAGTGGGGCTGTCGACGAATTCAACCGCATCGGCGGGGCCGCTGGCCGGGCTTATCTGGATGCGTTCAACGCCACCCGCGCCGCCCGGCCCACCGAGCCTGATGCTCCAGCCCCAGCCGGTGGCGATGATGCCGCCGGCAACAAGCCCGGCGGTGGCGGCGACGGCACCACCCAGGCCGAGCGCGATAAAACGGCCAAGGATGCCCAAACGGCCCGAGAGAAGGCCCGCAAGGAGCGGGAGGCTGACCAGAAAGCGGCCGACCAGCTGCGCCTCGATAACCTAAAAAAAATCGTGGCCGAGGAGTTGGGTGAGCTCAGCCGCCTCGACGTGCTGCGCAACCAGTTGGGGCAACAGGCCGACAACGACGAACTGACCCGCCGCCAGCAGCAGCGCGACAAGTTGTTCCAGGCCGCCTCCGCACAGGTCGATAAGCTCACCGGACTGGAATCCGACTACACCGAGCGGGTAGAGGCCATTATCGAAGAGCGTGACTTGAGCCTGCGCGAATTACAGGCCAAGTTTGATGAGGAGTCTGAGAAGCGCAAGCAGGAGGAAATCGATAAGCGCATCGCGGTGGACGAGGCCGAAACTGAGCAGCGGCTAGCCGAGCTGGAGCTAAAGCTGGCCAACGGCGAACTGGATGAGTGGGCCTACCAGGATGCGGTGTACGCCGTCAAGCAGGCCGCCCTGGAGCGGGAACTGGACCTGATTAAGCAGAAATCGGGGGAAGAGTCGGCCGAGTATAAGAAGCTCACGGCCGAAAAGCTGAAGGACCAGGCGGACTTCGTGGCCAGCCGCAAGGGCCAGGAAGAGGGCCTATATCGTGCCCAGAAGTTTCTGACTGCCGCCAAAAACGTGCTGCATTCCGACGAGCTGGCTACGCTGCTGGAGGTGACGGGTAAGAAAACCCTGCTCTACAAAGCGGCGATGGCGGTCCAGAAAGCCCTATCCATCGCCGAAATCTACATGAGCCTGCCCAAGCAGTTCGCTTCCAACGCCGAGGCCGGCGCCAAGATTGCGGCCATCGCTCCGCCAGTTACCATCCCCCTGGGCACGGCCTACACGGTCGGGGCCAACGTGGCAGCTGGTGCGGCGGCTGGCGCGGGCGTTGCCAAAATCCTGGGCCTGGGCTTCCGCAAGGGTGGCGACACCGGTAGCGGCCAGGCAGATGGCGGCCTGAGCATGGCCGGCTTCACGGTCGCGGCCAACGGCAAGCTGCTCGATGCCGAGGGGTATCCCATCGCCGGCGTCGTACACGAGAAGGAGTACGTGATTCCCGAGTGGATGCGGGCCGACCCGAAAGTGGTGCAGATCGAACAGTTCCTGGAGGCCAAGCGCCAGACTCGCGGCTTCCGCGAGGGTGGGGCCACCTCCGACGACGTGGTGCCGACGGCTACCGCCCCCAGGCCCGCCGGCGAAGAGCGGCTCGTGCAGGTGCTCGACCGCCTCGACTCGCGGCTCGGCAACGTGGAGCAGTGGGCGAAGGAGCTGGCCGTGCACCTCGACGTGTACGGCCTAGAGCAAACCCTCGACGAGCGGGAGGCTACGCGCAAGGCGGCCGAAATCCGGTAAGAGGGGGTGTCCAGAAAAGGGTTTGAAAAACTTCCCCGAAAAACAGTGTTTTCGGGGGCGTTTTGGCGGATGGGAAAAGTGTCCAGAAACCGAGCCTTTTTTGGAGGGGGTTTCGTAGGTTTGGGTATGGCTACTTCCAACTTTCCCCCGACCTACGATTACCCTAAGTTCCTGGCCGCCGATGGCAGCCGCCTGCACCCCGGTGAATATTTCATGCGACGAGGTGGTGAGAATGAAAACTACCATCCTCTGCTGCGGGCAGGCCAAATCTGGAAAGTGGTAGAAGCCTCTCCCAACACGAGGGTTCTGGAGTTAGCAGCACTCAACCACCCAGAGCATAGAGTTCCGGTGGATCATAGCATAGCTGACGCGGTGGTACTCGTCAACTTGTCTCCGTATTTCATCTTCGAAGCATATAAGGAGCAATACCTGCGCTTCGAAGCAAGAGGCTGGTTTTTGTGGGTCGAGAACGACCACTTCCCCAAATCGGTTAGAATGCGGGCTTATAATCCCAGACTAAACCGCCAAGCGGATCAGTCATTTAATATTGATGACTCTGTTCATCTTCCTGACGATATCTTCTTCGATGAGTTTTACCGTGCCATTGATGAAGATCAAGTAGGTGAATTCCTGCGTGTAGAGCATAAGTTGCCACTCAGAGCGGAAAACATTCAGTTAAGAGAAAAGCCAGTGGCCCGACGTGATGGGATGTACTTCGAGCGAATTCTTAAATGGGAAGAGCCAGAAATAGCTGCTCCTAATAAATTGAATAACCCTCTGTACCCCAAGATGGAACGTCAATCGCGCATCCTGGGGGACTTTTCAGAGCGTTGGGTACGTCCATGAGAGCTGCCATCTATGCCCGCGTGAGCACCCGCGATAAAGGACAGGACAATGAAAACCAACTCAGAGAATTACGGGCCTTCGCGGCTCGAAGCGGTTATACGGTGGTTGGAGATTATGTCGATAGCGAAAGCGGCGCACGCGCAGATCGTCCGCAGTTCCTGCGACTATTCCAGGATGCCCACCAGCGCCGCTTCGACGTCGTCCTTTTTTGGGCCCTCGACCGATTCAGCCGAGAGGGAGTCATGGAAACTCTCACCTATCTGCAGCGACTTTCCAGCGCTGGAGTACAGTTCAAGTCATTTACAGAGCAGTATCTGGACAGCACTGGGCTGTTCCGAGACGCCATAATCGGCATCCTAGCCACCATTGCCAAGCAGGAGCGAGTGCGGCTGGGGGAGCGCACGAAGGCCGGCCTGGCCAAGGCCGTGGCGAAGGGCAAGGTGTTGGGCCGGCCGGGCGTCGACGCCGGCGTGGTGGCCCACGTGAAGCGGCTGAAGGCTGCCGGTAGCTCCAATCGGGCCATTGCCACGGCGCTGGAGCTTTCGCCCAGCACGGTGGCTAAGTACCTGGTCGAGTAGCTTTCCTGTCCTTTCGGGCCGAGGCAGGGGGTGGCAGTTTTGGGTATGAACTTCATACCCGCCCTTCTGCTAAATACTGTACTGGAGACTACCACCCCCGGCACAGCTGTATTATTACCCCCAGCCCGGCATGTCGTCGTGCCGAAGCCAAAGCGGCACTTCTACTACACCTACTGGCGTAAGGTACACGGCCAATGGTACCGCTTTCGGGGGCGGTTATTCTAGCTGAACTGACACCCAAACTGACACCCTATAAAGAAAAAAGCCCTCAGCAAGTTGCTGAGGGCTTTTTGAGTGGTCGCGCTAGGAAAAAGCAAAAGGCTGAGGAGAAGGGCGAGGTGTACATGCACGGCCGCCGGGCACTGGCTCCAGAGCTAGTTAATGAAATCCGCCAGTTGCAGTCTGATGGGCTGAGTGTCCGTAAGATCAGTGCAGCCATAAACGTGCCGGTGGGGACTGTGCATAAATATATGGTTGCTAAGAATTGAATTTTGGCCGGTGACCCATGAGTCGAGTTATCTTCTTGAATTGCTCAGCGCTGTCATTTACAAAATCATCATTAGATATAAACCGCTGAATCTCATCCACCATTTTATTCTCCAATAATTCCAGCATATAGTTGATCCCGCTATATTTCATTATTTTTCTTTCCAACGATGAAACGCAAAATGCTGCGTCTCTACGGTACGACAGGTTCACTGTTGACGAAACTGCTATATTTTTACAATATTTTTTTTATAAACGGTTGAAATTTCTTTTCCAACCAGTAAGCGGTAGCTATACTTAATATCGCATAAATAACAAAGCGAATGCTAAATGTTTTAATGCTTCCACTAAATATAGTGATGCGATGAAAAATTGAGATGATAGGAAAGTGAATAACATATAATCCATATGAAATACTGCCTATTAAACCTATCTTTGAAATTATGTATTTACTACATCTTTCTAAAATTTCGGATTTATAAAAAAATATAAATACACTAATTATATAAAATAGGATAGGTAGTAAAGCAGTGGATGTATTTTCTTTTGGAAAATTACGAGCTATGTATATAAGAGTATACGCAGGCAATATATATAAGATAATGGCTGTCCATCGAAAATATTTATTTTCATAGTTGATGAATTGCAAAATAATAAGCAATGCGAATGGCAATGCTGCAAAATCAATCGGACTTATAAAGGATTCAGGCCACTCTGAAGAAACTGTCGGTTTCACTATCATTGGCATAATAATAGTTGCCATTTTTGTGTATGCTGATTGTAGTACATTGAAATACCCTATTGCTAGTAGCAGCAGTAACGCGCTTATTAACTTTCTGTAATTTATTGAGGGGGATGTAGGGACGGTTCCCAGAGCCCAGCCCAATGCCCAGAAGGAGAAGCCAACGAAGTATGAATAGCTAGTTCCCCCAATACCCCGATTAGCTAAGTAGGCAGTTATGAAGGAAAGAAATATGGAAACTATCGTAACCAATATTGGGGAAATTCTCAATGAAGATAAGGGAATAAAGAGAAGGTAGAATAACATCTCATATTGTAAGCTCCAGAGAGGATTGTTCTCAAAAATAAGTGGCACCCATATAATCTGACAAAATATTAAGTGTCCTAAAGTAGTAATGATTGAATATTTAAATCCTGAAACAACAACAGCAAATATAAGGCTTACTGCATAAATGGGGTAAATACGAGTAAACCTCTTACGTACATAGATTTTAACGGATGACCAAGTTGTTAATGGTTTATGATGTGCTAAACCAATTACGTAACCAGATAGAATAAAAAATATTAATACCGCAAAATGCCCAGGGGGATTAAAATTTGCGGTACCAGTAGGAGCGAAATTTGGATCAAGTTGAAAAGGGTGAACAATAGTGTGATGCCACACCACTACTAAAGCGGCTATTGCACGTAATGCTTCAAGATTGCTGTTGAACTTAGGCTTGGTAGTTTGTAAAGAGCCCGGTTGATATAATAAAGCAAGATTTTGATCCAT